GATTATTACTTCTCTTAAGAATCATAAACTAATTGGGTTGTTGAGAAGTAGCAAGTTATGTGTTTGTCAAATAATTTACAATAATCTGTTCTATTTTATATTAAGCTTAATTCTTTCTTTTTAAACTCAATAGGTTCTGGAACTACAAAACCCTCTTTTTGATCTAGTATCTTTAAACTAATATAGTTTTTGTAAAATTCTTTAGTAGCTTTCTCTACGTTACCGTAATAAACTAAGTAAGCAGAATATACTAATTCAGCATAAGCAACATTTGCAAAGTAGTTAAGCTTTTCAAATAACTCTTCTGTATACTTCTGCCCTTTATTGGGAAGACCTTTTACATTATCTCCTTTCTGCCCACAAATCATATCAGACCAGAATTTTTTATTAGCTTGTTCTTTTGTGTTAGTTACCCATTGCTGAGTTTTCCAATTGTAATGAGTTCCTTCTAATCCAAGCAAATCCCCATCAATAGCAACAATAAAAGAATTGGGTAGTTGTAGTCTAGTAATATTTACAGCATCATCTACTTCCATACCATCTACATAAAAACAGCCCCATTGGTTAAATAAGTATTGTTGTACATAATGCCACCACCTAGGAGGATCTTGCTTTCTGTTAGCTTTATAATCTGGATTGATTGATAATCTATCTAAAGTTGTACCAGAACCTTTCATGTAGCCTAAGTAATGAGTAGCTTCTGATTTAGTCAGAATATTATTCATCATCCAATCAGCAGATGCGTTTAGTTCCTCTTTAGTTTTTTCAGTATACTGAAACACCATGTTACCAGCAGGACTAAGTACTTTAACTGGGTTACCTTGATCGTCTACTACCTTGTTTGGGTTACCTATTGCGTAACATATCGAATCACAATCAAGTACTGCTATTTTCATTGGACAAACTTGTTGTAATATTATTAGCTAATGTTTTTGCTGTTTCAATAATTTGGGGGGTTAATAGTTTAATTAAACTACCTGATGTTTCTTGAGTTAACACTAAGTCAAAAGATTGCCAATCAGAGTCTTCAAATTTAATTTTACCCCTATAAGTACCTTTATGCTCCCCAAATCTTTCATATTCTATTTCTAGTTTTTGAAATCTAAAATCTTTAATGTTCTTCATTTGTCTTCCAATTTATTTCTTCTACCTCATTTCTCCACAGATAATAGTTACACTTTGAAAAGTGCCCACATCCACTAAACAAGTCCTTACCATGTGATGCTGTAGCTGGGTGACCAGCTTCTAATACATAGTCATCATCGTAATCTATTGGTATCCCTTCCATAATCTTTTTAGCGTGTTTGCCCCACAACATAATAACTTTTTTGTTATTGTTGTTAAAAATATGGTTTAAAACTCCATGTATAAATGGGGTCCAACCGATATTATCGTGTGATCCAGGCTGTCCTGCTCTAACTGTTAAAGAGGTATTAAGAAGTAACACACCTTGTTTAGCCCAAGAAGATAAATCATTAGTAGGAAAAGCTTGTTTAAACTCTTGATAGTTTGTTGTTTTAACTACATCTCTATCTACCTCTCTAAGAATATATCTTAAACTAGCTGGTGTTTCTTCTTTATGTGTACTAAAAGCAAGACCGTCAGCGAAATCACTATGAAAATAGGGGTCCATCCCAATAATTACTGCCTTAACTGTAGTTGGGTCAGTTAGTTGTAAAGCTCTAAATATTTGATTGGGTTTGGGGTAACACTTAACTGTTGTATACTCTTTCTGTAAAATTTGTTTGAGTTCTAGAAAATAAGGTAGTTTAAACTCTTCTTCTAGCAACCCAAACCATTTGCTTCCTACTAAAGTTTCTGTCATTAGTTAATAATGATTGCATTAATATCCTTCTCATCAATCCCAGGTTCTCCTTTAAAACCTACTAGTTCTAAATTATATTCATTTAAATTGTGAACTTGTACTGGAGCAAGGTTATTATTTACTTTGTGAAAATCATTACCTTCATCATCAGTATCATAAATAACTGTCAAATTACTATATCCTGGATTATCAGCAAGTAATTTATTAATGTTGTCTTGTAGGGTTTTTAATGTCATATTTATTACTTAAGTTTTTTCATAATCTCAATAAAATCATCTAAATAAAGAATAGCAAACTTATCTTTACACACAAACCTGTTATTGACTTTCTCAGTCATCTTGTGAAACACAACATTAGTAATACCTGAATCTTTAGGTAGTTCTGCTAATACTTTCCCATAAGGTATATGACCTTTAATGTTTTTAGCTTGTATGTTGTAAGGAAATCTACCAAACTTACTTTCATCTGAGTTCATTATGTCAATCTTTTGGCTATCCCTAAGTCTACTACCTTGTCTGGTAGTAATAACATGAGGATAACCAATTGATCTTAATGTTTTAGCTATTTCTCTTTCCCAACCATTTCCTGCTGATCTATTACGTTTACCACCCATTAAGCTGTTTCAGTTAAATTTAATTGTGGCTTACTTTGTATTTTTGCTAAAATACTTGCTGCTGTATTAACTGTCTTATCTCTATTTATAACGTAACTGTCCATTTCTTCTTGAGAAATATACTTTACAGGCATTACTTTTTCATCTAAGTTTTTACAAATAGTTCTGCAAACTGTATGAGTTATACTATGTGGTGTTTTTAAGAGTTGTATGTCACCGTAAGGTATAGAAACTTTATTATACATTTCCAAGAAAAAACTTGCTCTTAAAGCTTTTAAATGTTTTGCTTTTACAACAATTAACATTAAAGTAGTTAAGGTAGGAGCTTGAAAGTTATAAAAGTTGTATTTCTTACTTCTAAAATAATTATGTGTGTTAGTATTTTGTATGCCAAAATAACCTAATGTTACGTAATTACCGTTAACACTTTCAGCAAACAAGCGGTTAAATGTATTATCTTCTAAAAAATAAAAATTTCTTGGGAATCTTGCTCTACCGTAATTTTGACAAAATGGTAGTGTATAGTATTTAAACTCTAGGTCTAATAACTCTTTGATATAACTTTTAACAACTGTTGTATAAGCTTCTTTGTTGTTATTTGAAATAGCGTCAAAAGCAGCTACTACAACATTTTCTGGTAATCTTTGAAAAGATTCTTCTGTTAAGAAATTATTGTCACTGTTGTTAACTGGATCATCATTAAGTGCTCCAAAAGTTTTACCTGGCAAATCAACAAAATGTGTAACGTACAAAGGAACAAATTGTTCAGGACTGTTAATCTCTATTCTCCCAAAATCATGATTGTAAACACTTAAATCTGTTTGTACTTTAGGTAGTAATACCATGTTTTTGAGTAATGTTTAGTGAATCGAATAATAATAAAGGCAAGTTAAAATCCAACTGATTAGATATTTCTCTTTCCATGTTTTCTGGATTGTAATTAGTAAAATAATTAGTGATTTGACTAACCATTAAACTTGCAATCATTGCACCACAATGGCTTGTTGCTTTTAAAGTACAAGGGGCTTGTGGTACAGATAAATCGTCAAAGAAAGAACTCTCATAGTGCTTAAATACTTCTTGGTCATCTTGTGAATGTACAGTAAATACTTGCCCATTTTCTATTGACATTCTACCGTCTACAAACAAAGAAACTTCTTTGTGGTCAGCTAACCAATTATTATACACAATTTGTCTAGCCCTGATTGAGTCAAAAGTAGTACAAACTACATCACTAAGAGTAATCATTCGTTTCCAAACACCTTTTTTGTCAATACTAACTTCTTCGTTTAAAATATTAATATTGTTTTCTCCACACAGTCTATCTATAACATCTTTTACTGCTGATACTTTTGGTTTACCTACATCTTGTTTACCGTACAGTTGTCCAGCAATATTATGGTCTTCTACAGTATCCATATCTACTACAACTACTTCAGCTCCAGTTCTGGCTAAAAATAGTGCTAACCAACTACCTATGCCACCAGCACCAAAAACGGTTACTCTTGCTTGACTAAGTTCATCAAACCAAGGTGTGTCCTTGAACCGACCGTAACAATTTAACGTCTTCTTGTAACTCATTTAATGTTGAGGTTAATATTCCTGTAATCCATTTTGTTTTATTTGGTCCTTGGTCTAAAAAGTACTTCACAGATTCAATAATTTCTTCTTCTGAATTAAACAGTATAAAATACTCATCATACCAGTTTAGAAAATGAGCTTTAAAAGCTGATTTAAACTTTTGTACATCCATTGGACTTAAACACTTATCAATCTTATCAAGTACAAGACTAGGTGCTTGATTAAATGTCATGTTACTTCCTGCACCTAACACCAATAATTCACTCAGCTCCCCTAAAACTTTCTTGTAGTTTTTTGGAGTACCCTTACTACTTTGTGGTTGTTGATAGGAATAACTTTTAACGTCATCGTAAGTATCTATGTAATTATGATTCCCGTAAGATGGGTAGTTTTGATAATTAGTTTGTTTTGTTCTTGATTTAACCAAGTTTAACTGATCTATCAACCAAGAATCTGTTTCATAACTAATTTCACACGGAATTATGTACGTATATTTCTCACTTCTTTTTGTTGGTTCTCCAAACAGAATATTTCTTAATGTTCTTGTTTCACTTATCTCTACTTCTCCAGCTACACCTATTTCAGCAAAAGGTTGACACTTGTAATTTACTACTAGAGATAAAAAGAATGGAAACTTTGGTGCGCTATCTACTAAGTCTTGAGTATCAGTTTGACTATGAAAACTTTGCATTTGGTGGTGCGAATGAATTTTGCCAACATACCAAGGATGTGTTTGTGTGTTTTCTACTGGATCTAGTTGTGGAAACAATTCGTAAAACTTTAACCAATCATCACCAGCTTCAAAAGAAGTAAATGTAGCATCACCAAAATCCATTAAAAATAAGTTTTCACAACTAATTTTTAAATTATTGGGGTTTTCTATTGACCCTTCAAGTATTTTATAAACAAGTAACCCACTCCACTCCTTATTTTCAGGACATTGTGAGTGCAAAACTTCTATTTGACTAGCTAAATTTTTTGTAATAACCAAATTAGCTTTTTGGTTTGATTTAATTTGTTGTAGTGACATACTGATTATTTTGTATAATACTATTAATCTTATCAAATATTTTTGATAAATCTTCTTGACCTAATCTTTTTACTATGTTTGTTTTATCTAGCTGTAAATTGTCCTCTGTTATTCTTGGTTGTATTCCAAAATATCTAATTAAAGTTTCGTCTAGCACGGATGTACTTGGTAAACTTACATCTCTTATTGTTGTTTCCCCATTAACATATTGATTTGTAAATTCATCATAATCAAAACAATATTGAGCATATCTTTCATCCACAATAAGTTTTTCTATTCCGTAACATTCTTTTTCAAATAAGCCTGGATCTACTACAAAAGAAGTACCTGTTTCAACTAGCCACTCTGGTTTTATGTGAACTAAAAACTCGTTTGCTAGTTTTTCTATATTAGCATTATTTAACCTATGATAAGTAGATGCACCCTCATTAGTATATAACCTAGAGATGCTAATATGTGGTTTACCTTCTCTACTTTCCCAAACTAAGTATTGCTCTAAAGCTGCTAAAAATATTTCTATTTCTTCTTCTTTTGAACAATTTACTTTTAGTTTATTAAAGTAATTAGCAAACTCACTACCACCACCCAAGCAAAATGAACTAAACTCACTACTACTTCTTGCGGGTAAATGTGAATGTCTGTAGTTACAGGACAACTCTTTTCTACTAAACGTATATCTATTCCCTTTTAGACCAATAAACTTATCTTCTGTAAATTGTAGTTGTACAACTAAATCTCTGATAATGTTTGATTCTCCTATGTCATTTGTAATTGTAAACTCAGGATAGTATAAATACAATTCGTTATCGTTGTGAAAATAATATCTATTTGGCATCCAAGATCTCAGCACTTTTTCAGCAAGTTCTTTTACTCCTAGAACCTCTACTTGCTCTACCAGGTTAGAATCAAGAAAAAAGTATTTGTATCTACTACCTTCATTTTTTCTTTCAATATCTGTATATAATTCTACAAAGTAAGGTAGATTTAAAGCTCTGTATTTACTAATTTGGTATTTTTCACCCCCTCTATAGCTAAGATTTATTGTTCCATTTGTACTTAGGTCATCGTCTTGAAAGTAAGATACGTTTCCAGAAGGATACATCTTGTAAAGATTTTCCCTGGATATAAACAGTTTTTTTATCATATTGTAATGTAAAATAAAAGGAGTATTTCTACTCCTTTTATTAATTTAGTTTAAAGTGGTACTTCTTGCGTTTTTACTTCCGCTACATTACTTTCCCAAATTTTATCAACCCATTCTGTAATAAGTTGATCTAATTCAGCGTCACTCATTACAAACCAGAGGGATTTTTATCTGGTGTAAAATAGACACTAAAATCACCTTCTGGCAATGTAAAATCACGATCAGTTGGTTTGTAATTTTGACCACCTGGTACTTTGATTAACGCAGCCATTCCTGGTGTTAAATTCAGGGCATCTAATTGTGTATCCTCGTCTAACAATTCTCCCCAAGTTGTTGCTGAGGAGTAAATTTGTCCGTTTGATCCTGCCCCTCCAGCAGTTGTACCAAACTTAATAAGCCTTGTTGCTTGCATTAGAACTCAGAAGCTAAGATTTCTTCTACTAATTTAGTTGTTGCTTTGTTTTGTTCAATTTCTGCTGTAAGACTTACAATCTTATCAACGTTAAAAGGTGTAGCACCTAAAGCTGCTTCGTAAGCTGCTGAAAGAGTTGCTGCTTGTGCTTTCAACGCACTTACCTTTTGCTCTACAGAAGCCTTTGCGTGTGCTTCTGCAATTGATGCTTGAGCTTTTTTTGTTTCGTCTGCTGATTTATTCAGCCTGTCTAAATACTTTGACATTTGTTAGTTGGTTTAATTGTTTTTAAATGGATTGTTTCTTTCAGACACGAAAGAAGAGTGTCGGTCATGATATAAATAAAACATCATATTACACATGATATGACCAGCATGGTGTAATTGACTTTCTTGGTCTACTTCTTCATCTTGGAACAGTTTAATGAGATGTCGTTGAGTTGATTCTAGTATCTCTTTTTTATGTAAACCTTTCTGCCAGTTGTTAGCTGCGTATTTGTTTGCACCAAATTCAAGAACTTTTAACATCTCTTCAATCCCTTCCCAATCAACTAAATCCCACCTTAACTTACCTGTGTTGTATCTCGCTGCACTCATTCAAATAACTTGATTAGTTTTGTTGATAATATAAACCCTAAATATGTTCCAGTCATTGCACCAAAAGCATATATAAATCTATCTCTCCACCTACCAAAAGCTACTTTTTTGACGTTTAACGTCCAAATAAGTGAGATTAAAAACCCAGTTATAAGCATAGGCACTATCATTGATTTAGAAATAAATACCACATTCATACTTACAAATGTAACTTGTAACAAAGCTGTTACAAATAATTGTGTTTGTTCTCTCATGTCAGTAAATCATCAATAAGTTTCTTAGTTCTATAAAACCCTATGTTTTTACAACAATCTGTTTTATCTTTAGCTAACGATTCTGGTATAAACCTAACTTGTAGCCAGGGATATTTTTGTACGTATTTTTCTACTTGAGTTTTACCAGCTAAATCATTATCTAACATTAGGTAGACTGATTTGTACCGTTCTTTAAACTCCAACATCTTCTTCTCTGGAATCATTGTAGTCTCACTTTTACCACATACAGCTTCGTAACCTAATCTTCGGCAAAAAATAACATCCTTACACGATTTATCTATTATCAGCTTCTCATTCTGAGTAGATAGTTGTGTGTAACCGAAAAAATAGTGTTCGGGAAAATCATTACGAAACTTGTATGTCTTAAGTGCAAAAGGACTGTATACTTGATAATATTCTCCTATTCTGTAAGAGAATGTTGGGTCAGGAACAGTATAGGGATCTATTTGTTCTTTGTAAGACCAGTAGTAATTTATTTGTGAAGTTTTATAGAAATTTAGAAGTTCTTTTGTAATGTTGAATTGATTCCAAAAAGTTAAACCCGCTTCTGTAAGAGGGATTTCAGAAACACGTATTTTAATTAATGATTCTTTTGGTTGGTCATAGAGCTTGATCTTTTCTCTTTGTTTTAAAACAGGTAAGTTATAACTCAAACCAAAATCTTCATTAATTTTTTGAAATACTTCTTCAATACTAGTCAACCCTTCTATTTTCTGTATTAATTTAAACACATTTCCAGATTCACCAGTTGCAGAATCTTTCCAATAATATTCAACACCTAAATTATACTTTGTCTTGTAAACACTAAAACTAGGAAACTCATCTTTTCTATATGGACTATGATACGCTCTATTTAGTCTTAAATCTTCCAGCTTAGTATAAAAACAGTACAAAGTAAACTCATCAACTTGTTCTAGAATAGACTTCTCACTGGGGATTAAGGACTTGTATAGTTCATCAAAATCCATAAGGTTTTAAATAAAGGAGTTTGTGTCAGCTCACAACAACTAAGCTTAAAGGATTATATTATTTACCGTGGTACTTACCCACCCGCAAGATGCTTAGTTCCCTTAACTTGAACGCTGTTTTTGTTTATGACTCCTTTAATTTATTTTAAGCAAACAAAGATTTAGCTTCTTCAGCTTCAGCAGATGATACTGTTGTAGCTTCAGCAGTTAAAGGTTCGTTTAGCTTATTTGCAATTTCGTATTGGGTAAATTTAAGCTTGCTTGATTCTTTTGGAACATCCATAGATTCAACAAATGGAGCGTATCTAGGTAAAGCTGAGTAACGTGAGTTATTCTTTCTGATCAACTTCAACCTAAATTTCTTCTTGTTGTTCAAGAAAGGTGTAATCATCTTAATAAAATCATCTACAATATTTGTAGAAATCTTATTAACCGTTTCTTGATCTTCCAACTTTGCAAATAGATTGGTAGTGTCAATACCATCAATACCAGCAAAGATATTCCATTTAATTTTATCACTAGTTAAATAAGGGGACAAAAGATGTTCTAGCGGTTCTTTAAAGCTGTTTACTTTCTTCAGCATTTCTTTACCATCAGCTAGTGTACCATCCCAATTTTTAATAGTTGGTGGAAACATTAACAACTCTTGTTCTGGAGCTTCAAGAGAAGAATTTGCACTGTTTAAAGCAGCAATCAAATCAATCTCTTCAGCTTTCTTAAACCCTACTACTAATGTACCTTTGTCGTTTTTTGTTGCTTTTGAGAGCACAACATTCTCATGGATTCCTACAGTTAGACTCATAATTTATATTTAGTTTTAATTGGTTACTTGTTCTGTTGTTTCATTTAAGACTACTGTTTCAAATGGTACTAGTTCTACAGGATAGAAAGTAGTGTTCTCTCTTCTTGTGTAAGTAGTTTGTCCAGCATCTTTACCTCTTGAAATAGTTTTAGGAATATAAGCTATTCCGTTCTCTGTGTTTAGTGGGTGTTCTTTTACTATTTTTAAATCTACATATTTTTGATTTTCATTTAACCAACCCAAATCTTTTACAAGATTTAGTAGGTTCCCATCTTTTGCTCCTTGCGTCATTACATCAGCTTTAGGAGTACCGTCTTCCTGATATTTAGTAGAACCAAATAAATCAACTTTAGAAGCTGACTTAGGAGTTACACCAAACATAATCATTCTAGGATAAGCTTGCATTGGCTTCCATTCTGCTGTGTCCACAACATCAAAAGCATTACCTTGAAATTCTTCTTGCTTATTTCTAAACTGTAAGTCAAATGTGTTTACTGTTTCTTGTGATGGATAGATTGACCCATCAGCAAATACTCTTACAGTTAACCCAGTAGGGTTTTTTGTTTTAGGTGCTTTAAGACCACCTGTGTCTACAATTTTAATTGCGTTTAAAAATGAATAATCCATTAGTTATTATATTTGTTTATTTGTTCTATTACATATTTCATGTCATTAGGAATAGTTAGTGTGGGAAACATACCTTTAGGTGATTTACCTGTATTTGCACCATCATTTTGAGTTACAAATACATACTCCATACCTTTGTCTGTTTTAACTGCTTTAGAATAAAGTACAATACTGAACATACCTTCTATATTAAGGTACTGGTCTACCAGTTTTCCAATTGTTTTTGCCTTTACAATTCTGCTGCCTTGTATATCAGTATCAATTTCTGAGTGCATCATCATAATAAAGGTAATATCATCTCTTAACTTGCTACCTTTAATAATAATGTTAGAGAAATTAGCTCCCAAGTCCGTAAACTTCTGAAAACCAGTTTCTTTAGCTCTAGCTATGTACTCAAAAGCCATAATGTAGCCAGCATCATCAAGAACAACATTCTTAATATGAGGCATTTTAGTATTGATGTAATCTAAAGCTCCTAATACTCCTTGTGCTGTATCTACGTTAAATAAATTCCCTTCTTTGTTTTCTTGTGTAAATTCTTTGTAATTTAATTTAAATCCTTTAAAAGGAAGAGCTTTCTTTGTTGGATTAATAATAGCTGTTTCTTTAGGATTTAAACTTTCTAGTGAAGTACTTTTTCCTGTACCACTTTGCCCAATAACTAGGATTTCTTGTGCCATTATTCTTGTTTAAGTTTAACTAATTTATACTCTACTGGTTGTTCTTCTACTGTAAAGATCTCTAGTTTAGAATTTAAAATACGAAGACTATTTAAGTCATACCCATCATTGTCTCTATCTCTAATAGCAGCTTTTAAACGAGATTCTGTAAATTTAAGTATTGTACCATATGCAAAATCAACCAATAAAAAACTTTCTTCTTTTTGTTTTGTTGGTTTTTTAGTTTGCTTTTTTGCCATATTATTTAATCTTGTATTTTGTTTTTATAATATTAATTAAGCCTTCTATATCCGTAGCTTCTATAGTACCTACAACCAAATCATCATATATTTCTGATCTACTTGGGTAGGACGATTTAAAACACGAACTTTTTTGAGTCTTCAACAAATTACTAATAGTTATTTTAGTATTGTTAGGACTAAGTATACCAACAGCAGTGGATACCAAGTAAACTTCTTTATATCTTTGGACATAAATTTTATTTACTTTTTTACACACTTCCTCGTACTCTTTAAGAGTTTGTAACTCTTCTTTTGTAAACTCTCTTACTTTTTGGTCTTCTTGTTTTCTTTGTTCCTTTTCTTTTTCTCTTAAAGGAGCAAATATGTCTCTATCTATTGTAGAAGCAAGAGAGTTTAATTGTTCTTTTGTTAGTTTCATAATTGTTTTGTTTTAATGTTGTGTTGCTAATCTATATTTCATTTCATCCATGTCTTTTGTTAAAGGTAGTTGAGTAAAGTACCCAACTGCTCCATCAAACTTTAAATCTATTACTTTGTTATTTTCTCCTCTTCTGTTCTTGAGAATATGTAAACTTCTATACCAAGATTTAAGTATAGTCATATCGTATCCTCTAAACATACTTTGGTCTTCTGTCATGTGTCTAATAGGGTCGTATAAACCCAGTACAATATCAGCATCTTTAGACGGTCTTTTTGAGTCTTCTAAATCTGTTAGTTTAGGTGTAATAGAGCCGTGTTTCCTACGTTCTGTAGTTGATAAATCTCCATGAAACTGTTGGAGAACAACAAATGAAAACTTACATTTATTTCTAAACCAAACAGATATTCTTGAAATCCTGTCTATTGTTGATTTGATTGTATTGTGCCCAGAATCCATCTCAGCCAGGTTGATGGTATCTAAAATTACCTGAACAAACAAGTTTGGGTTGTTTGGTACATATTCCCCACATTCACTAATAAACCTAGCTTCTTTAGTAAATGTGCCGTGTCTTTTGGCTACTTCCATTAGCAAATCATGATACTTACCTGGAGTTACATCTTCATCTACAACTATACACTTACTGTTAAACTCTTTAAAATATTCATCAAAACTGTTGACTATTTGTAAGTTTTCGTCAGATAAAGATTTCAAGATTTTCTTAGGTGGTATAACTCTACCATAATCAAAAAATAGCTTTCTGGTCATTGCACCAGCTAAATTAATTTCTGGTATAATTTCTAAAGTTAAGTCTACGAAAAGAACATCTAGTTTGGTAGGATCATTTACTTTTTTGTAATACTCAAAAGCTGTGTGGATATACTTGTCTCTTGCAAAAGCTGTTTTACCTACTGTAGTCTCTGCACCTACAACTATATAAGTACCTTGTGTGATACCATCAGTGTGTTCATCCAACTTCTCAATACCTGTAGGTATATAATGTACAGTATTGCTTCTACCTTTTTCTATTAGTTGTTTTGTTCTTTCTAAAACACTCATTTAATCTTCCCACTTTGTTGATCCATCGTTTATTTTAGAATTTTCTTTGTAGTTATCATACTCGTCTTTCCACACCCCATTTAGCAAATACTTAGATAATAAGATCTTGTAAGTTACTGTTGTGTAGTAATGGTTAGTTGACTTAACCAACTTGTTGTAATCTATTTGTGGATCTTTAATTATTTTAACTAAAGCATTAGCTGCTGGTTGATTATATTGTCTTACAGTATACGAACCATTACCTGTTTCTACCCTATGTGGAATCTTTGTATCAGTTATAAACTTGTTCCAAATATCTTTCTTTTCTTGTTCTGTTAGTTTGTATTTAACTAATTCAGTAGAAGTTTTTACTAGTTCTGTGGATGTTTTAACTACTTCTACTGAAGTTTGGATTACTGATTTACCAAATAATTCTTCATTTACTTTATTAGTAATAACAAATTGATTGTTAACCAGTAATCCATATCCATTATCCAACATCCATTGTATTACTTCTTTTAAAGCCATTTAGGTGGTTTAGGTAACTTTATTTTTGCTCTATTTTCATATAAAATGTCTGTAGGTAGACTTAAAAACCAAAGTAACCCAAAAAATGTACAGGCAAATACAGTAGTCCAAGTAAATTCAATGTGATGGTTTCTAGCAAATTTACTAAAACGTCTGTAAGTAATCACAAACATTATTAAATAAATTATTAAATAAAGTATTGTCATATTACTTGTTCTGGTTTAATTTTTAAATCTTTATCCAATCTAATTGTTTTGATTGTTGGGTTCTGTAATGAAGCCATCATTTTATTTCTCCATTTAAATGCTTGTGTTTGAATTAACTCATATTTAAATTGTCCTCCTTGCATTTTAACTAAGTCGTAGTACATTGGAAGAAGTATAATATACTTAGCTACTTGATCAACATTTAACCTCATTAACCTACCATTTGATTGAAAGAAATCTGTTTCTGATCCATCAAATGTAGCTCTAATAAGATAATTAACTCCAACTAAGTTGACTCCTCTGGTAATCTTTTTTACAGAAGATAAAGTGTTTATCTCTCCAGAATTAAGTTTTTGAAGACCTGTATCCTCTAAAGATTTACCATGAAAAGGATTAGGTAAACAATCTGCAACATCAGTTAACATATTGAATATCAGCACTTTATTATTAGGTTTGCTATGTATGTGTTCAATCAAGTTTTTAGTAACTTGAATAGTAGACTGTAAAGTGTGTAATACTTTTTTACGTTTAGCTGCTGTTGATATAAACTTCCAATGAGCTGCTTGATGATCTTTTTTATCCTCAAAGGTTTGATTAAGTAATCTGTACTTTTTTTCTACGTTAGTTTTTACTATCATAGCTTGTTGGAACTGTTTGTCCCAGTACTTGTACTCATCATTTTCTGAGATAAAAAACTTAGTTCCTGTCTTTGTTTTTCTTTCTATTGTTTTTTGTGCTGACATAGGATATTCAATCATAATAAACTCAGATTTGTTGAGGATATTAGATTGTTGTAGTTGTTCTACATTAGCTCTAAACACAATAGGTAAATATTGATTCAATAACTCTTCTTTTTCTTGAGTTATAAAACCAGTCATAGCCAGTTTATAAGTTGCTGGGATAGAAAATACAGTTTGATACTCTTCAGTGAGTGCAAAATCAGCCTCATCGTAAACTACTACATCCCATGTTTTATCTTTTTGCCACTTCTTTTTGTATGCTGTTTGGTAACATTCTGAATCTATTAGTTCCCAAGCTTCAGGCCACCACTTGTCAAATTCATTCTTCCAATTAGTATCTCTTAAATTTTGTGAGTTGGTTAGCAGTAATACATCACCTATAACAGTAGACAAGCTTTTTATAATGTCAATAGCTACTTTACTTTTACCAGAACCAGTTGGAAGAATGAGACTAGCTTGTTTACTAGAATTTAGAAACGCTTGTTTTGATTCCTGTTGTATCTTTTCTCTTGGATCTTGCATTTAATTCTATTGTTTGTTTAATTTCTTGAAACAAAGCAAATAACAATACTGAAACACACCCAACAATTATAGCTATAAATAACAAGACTATGACTATCATGCTGTTTTTTCTTTAAAGAATTGTTCGATTAGTTGTTTTGTATTGTACATTTCTTGTTTCTTTTCACTATAAGTATTAATGTCCCAAGTTCTTGTCCAAAACTTATAACCATCATAGGTTACTTTGTTTTCTCCAATCCACTCAAGTAGTTTATGAATTTGAGGATCTGTAGTTATAAAATCATCTCTCCATTGTTCAAAAGCTAGTTGAGCTTCTTGTTCATCTGTTATTTCGTCCATGATTTACCATATTGTGCATGAACATCCATGCGTATTTCTTTGATTAGGTAATTATTTGCTGCTCTTTGCATAAGCTGTTTAATTTTATTTGTGTAAAACTCTGCTTTATCTATTGGACAATCATACACTACTTCATCGTGTACTGTAAGAAGTAGATTAATATCTTGCCTATATAATGTTTTCCATAACTCAATCATAGCAATAGCCTCTTTCATTAAGTCAGAGTTTGTTCCTTGTATTGGAGTATTTCTACTAGCCATACCAACTTCTACAAGCTGTGATTTAGTTATTGGAAACTTATAATGCAAGTTATCAAGAACAGGTTGAAAGTATCTTCTTGATCCAGATCTTAAGTTGTGAACTACATAACCTTTTGTTGTACCTTCTAATGATTTACTATCTAATGTGTCAATTACTTTAGGTATTTGAGCTTTAATAGTATTAATCATTGTTTGACCCTCCTCATTTGTAATACCAGCTGTAGCAGCTACCTTATTTGCAGCTACACCGTAGGCTACAGGAAACAAACCACCTGAGTTTTTAAACTTAGACCTTTCTCTCTCCTTTTCTGGTGTAGATTTGTTCATCTCATAATTTTCAGCTAAGAACCCCCATTTTGGGTCACCTGTTTTGTTATATCTGTGCTTATACACAGCTCTCCAACACAACGTACCTAAATATGAGTGAGAATCAGCCATTTCAGTAATAGCTTTCATGCCTAGATCACCTGATAATGAAATCATTACTATACCCTCACAATTTGAGTAATCTGCTGTTATTATGGCTCTACCTTCATCAGCTATAAACGATTCTCTGTATTCCTTACCTTGAGGTATTTGTTGACCATTAAAATATTTTTTGTTTTTACCTTTAGAGCCAGATGAAAACCTACCTGTAGCTGTACCAGCTTGATCTAGTTTAGTGTAAGCTCTTCCATTTCTAACATACTGTTCTACCCACTTCTCACCAAAAGAATTAACGTTGTGTATTAACTTCTTTTGTTTGTCTATTAGCTGCATGATAGGAACAAAAGGACTGTTTTCATTCTGTACAAACCAGTTAGCCCTTGCTTCTTTACCAATACCAGGCTTCATTTCGTGAGTCTTTTTGTCTCTAGCTTCTGGTAACGGGCAACCTATTTGTTTAAGAAACTCTATTACTTGTTTAGGAGAAGACCAGCTGACTGTGCCAACGTCCGTCAGATCCAACTCTGGCGTTGTACTCAGTTTGGCTAATTGTTCCTGAGTTATCTTGTAACTTTTTAGATGTTGTTTTCCTTTTTCTTCCAGTTGTTTTAGCTGATTTTCCAGTTTTAACTTTCTTTCCTGATTTCTTTGTTGTCTTTTTTCCAGACTTTCCTGTGCTTTCTTTGCTGCTGGATTGATCTTGCCAATTTCTATCCCAGGAGTCTGGTTTACTGTTTGATTTAGTTCTTGCCATATTAGTTCTGCTTTTTGTTGTCTGTCTTTTGCAGTTGCAATCCACTTTTCCGTATTATGTCTAATTCCTCGCACTTCTGTAGCAGCGATTGGCTTAATGTTTCTGGAGTTGAGTGTGTTGAGTAAAAAGAACTGTTTGCGTTCTTGAGCAATTCTGTATTGTTCAATGAGTATAGCTTTAAGTCGAATAGTGTCAGCTGCATTGTATAGTATTTGTTCGTTTGTAAAGTAAGTACAATCATGAAATGTAGAACGTATGTCCTTATCCATTTCAATAGGTATTTGTTTATAACCTAATCTTCTGTTAATTACAGAAACTAAATCAAACTTATATCCTTCCTGTCCAGATAATAAACGTTTATCGTTTACCATTGTACAGAAATAACGCATAGGAAGAAAACCTGTAGCTGTTCCCCAACAAGCTTCATGATCAGCATTATGTGAAATAAAAATACATCTTTTAAGTACTTCTGATGTAAATATTTCGTTATTATCTACAGATGTATTGTCAATTACAAGTACTTCTTCTGAATTGTTACAGAAAGCAGACAGTAGTAACCCTTCTTTACAAGGTTCTACTGATCTGTTTTCTATATCATGAGCTAATACATACCAACCATTAGTACCCGTAATATTCTTGTTGCTGTCCCCACTCCTGTTCAGTAAGTCCCTGTATAGATTTAGTTGGTTTGGGGTTACTATTTTGATTTGTGGATGACTGATTTTGTGATCGTTCCTTTGCGTCACGAATAGTACTGTCATAAATCTCACTTAATTCATTAATCTGTTCTTTGAACTCTTTCTTATCAAACCCTATTATTTTTGGTGTCATATATTTTTAAGTTTTAATTAGTTTTAATCCTTCTTGTAAACTTAACTCTAAAGCTGATTCATAATTATTAAATCTTTCTTTATACATAATTGTGTTTGTGTTTAGTGTAGCTTGATAATAACTAGCTTTATTGTCTCCTGCGTATATAACTGGAGCAACACCACAATAGATGTTATGTTTTTCTCTTAACCAGCGTTGTAGAAGTGATTGAGTTGGTGCTAAAAATTCATTATCTCTAGTATAACTATGAAGAAATTGACTTAACGATATTGCTGCTACAAAAATATTAGGACATTCTTGGTAGCCAGCTTCATTATCTTGAAGTATAATGGATTTATCATTCATTATTGTATAATGTTCATAACATTCCTCACTAAATTCTTTTTCTTTAGCTAGTACAGCTGTTTCATAGCTTATTAATTTATCAATCATATTTCTACTGTTTTTATCGTTTCAGAACTTTCAGCTTTTCCTTTCAATTCTACTAACGAGTTAAAAAAGTTTTCAGCGACTTCTTTATTGGATGATACGCTATTCTTTACATAAAATCCGTTTTTCTTAGTACTGTAATAAGTTCGTAAACCACCTTTATCTAATTCTACAGTTTTTACAAACTCTAGTTTGGTCTTAAATAATCCCATATTTTTAACTTTTAAAATGAAAAAATAAAACCTATAAAGTGAGCTTTTCTTTATAGGTTTTTATTTTATTTAATTAGTGTGTAATTACAGCACTAGGTTGTGTAGCAAAGAAACTTTCCAAAGAAAGTTTTTTGCCAGACTTAGCACCCAATACACGCATGTTTGTAACACGCAATACTTCTTCACCATCACGGCTAGGAACGTAGCCAATGGTTGCTTCAATTTCCTCACCCTTCATTGGAAGTGCAGGAGTTTCGTCTGAATTTTTCCAGATGTTTGCGGTCAAAAACAAACCGTTGGTTTGCTCGATTGCTACCTCTTCCGCTTCAGCAAAAACTTGCTTTACTTGCTCCAACTTATCTTGAGAAATTGCTTTCAATGACACAATGTAGCTTTGACGGCTGTTTGCTGACTCTACAAGATTTTTGTCAGTTACATTGTTTAACACTTGCAGTTTGTATTTACCAGGTTCGGTAATTACTTGAAATTCTGCTAATTTTGAACGCTTGAAATTGATTGTACTTTCCATAATTGTTTGTAATTAATTGTAATTGTTTGTAAACACTCTGTATTTGCGACTGCTTTATGGGGTTGTGACCATTGTACTAGCTCTTGTACACCTACATTAAAGACTATTTCTAGTCTTTTAACAAAATAGTTTTTGACCAATCTGTAATTTGATACTAGACACCATGCTATCATGATGTTTAACATAGCTATTCAAAAGATGTGGACTTAAATCTACATACGCTTTTGATTCTTGTTTAGCTTTTTTAATAAGCTTTCTCTGGTAGTCTGTTAATTTGTGTGTGTTAATCATATATAAACGTTTTGAAGTAAGATTTAGCTATGTTTACATTTGTATTAAACATATCTCTATCATTTATTTTGGCTGTTATTGTTTGAGGCACTTGTATTCCTCTGTTGTAAATAATATACCAATAAATAATTGTTCTGTCTTCCTGTTCTGTTGTAACAGGTTTCATACAAATTTCTTTTATTTCTTTGATGCCCATTGAATTGTATCAGATGATATGATTACTTTTAATACTTTGACGTACCGTTTATCTTCAGCATAACGTTTACCTAACAATTTAAAGTAATCCTCTTCTTTGGCAATAGGTGTTTTCTTGAACATTTGTTGCCAAAGCAAGTAATCATCTACAGATTCTTTCCAATGTTTATAAACAGCATGTGAATATTTAGAGCCTATTGCTGTTGTTGGTCTTGTTTTGGATTGTCTAAAGTCTTTTACATACTTCATACCAAAAAGATTGTTATTCTCTTTGAATATGGTAGAACTAAAATTACCTGTTTCTAGTTTTGCTTGTGCAAATACTATGTGTGGGTGTTTCAGTTCTTTAGATTTTATGTAATTGATTAGATTTGTTTCGTTAAATTCATTTGTATTGTCAATAAATACAAACGGTTTATTTAACATTACAGCTTCTTGTGTTTGTGTCGATATTGTTAACAATAACACAGAAGTAATGAAAGTAATAATTGTTTTCATAATTATTTGTTTTAAGTTAAAAGATAAAACCTAACTGCAAAGATACATTAATTACAGTTAACATACACCTACTCTCCCTTGTACATGAGGACTATCGCGGCTTTATCTTAAACAGAAAATGGGTTATGTTATTAACATTTAAAGTGGTTGCTAGTTATTGTAGGCTAGTAGAGGATCTTCCCCTCGCTTTGCAGTCTACTATCTTTCAAGCAGATACTATTTCAATTTATCTCAGTAAGACCTACATCCACACCCTATTTTCTTTTTTTGCTTCAGGGTAATCACTTACTCTGTGTTCAGTGTCCCAATTTACGCATTCACGTTCTAAATAACCCGAACGTTAAGGTTATGTTTTAAAAACCAAACAATAATTACTACCGTGCGAATAGGTAGGCCATAATTTTATTGTTATTTTAATTCTCATTCTATTGTCCCGCTAAGAACAAAGATAACAGTATTTGCTGCATTAGCACACCAGGTTATACTGGCTAAATAAAGCATTATGTTCTTCTGCTTAGATAATTAAATGTTTGGTTGTTGATTACTTTATACATATCTTAATGGTTTTGAAGGTTAGTATTATTTGTAATCTGTGCTATCTTATATAAGTAACACCTTGGTTATAAGCTTTATGTATTACTTCATCAGCAAAAGCGTATTTATCGTGTTTTGGGTGTATTGGTCTTTTAAAGTAATCTGGGTCTAGTTTGATTACTTCTTCAATTGTTTTACCAACATATTTACCAAAGGGCAGTTTTTGATCTGAGTGAAGGATTATCATAGAGTTTAGGGTTTGAGATTAGTTAATGTTGTTTTTGAACCATTCATCAGTTTCATCGTGCATATGCTTCATACAATCAATAGAATCTAATGCGGATAATCCGTACTTTGACATAAGTATATATCTTACATCAGTTAATGTAACATATCCTCTGTCATTGTCTAAATCTTTTGAAACTTGTTGTAAAAACTTGTATACTTTTTTGTACAGTGGGTTTTTTTGTTTATAATACTTTACTAAATATACAATTACTTGTATAGCTGCTACAGCTCCAAGTAAAATTAATGCAAACAGGTGTGATTTACTCATCTTTTTTATAATTTATTTTAGTTACTTTCAAATAAGTCTTACCGTCTTTTTGGTAGGTGATTGGTTGTTGGTATAAATGCTCAAATTCTTTCTTGAAATGTTTCAATCCAGAATCATAGTGATGAAAATGAAATTGCATTTGAGTATCATCTCTGTATAATTGCCAAGCATAGTCAACATCCATTAATTCCGTCTCAACCTCAATACTCTCAATCTTAGGTTGGAGTGATTGGATAATTTCATCAGGTTTTTGAAGTCTGTCTAAATGGTCTGGTATTCTTCTTGCCATATCAATAGCCTTTCTCAAATCATCTGTGTACTTCTTTGATTGTGCTGCTTTGTAGCCATCAATCCAAATTTCACGTTTATAAATATTATTTGGATTAAAACTACCACCCGAATAAGCTTTAGGAAATTTTTCTATTGCTAACCTTTCAACATCCTCTTCCGCCCCCACATAGGTAATATAGTCAATAATAAGATTTTTAGGCTTCATTGAACACCCTTTTTTACACTTTCTACCAAGAGAAACCGATTCGCCACATTCCTTGCACTTATAACCATTCTCTTTTATAAGAGTCTTACCAAACCCCACATAAGGAATACCTTCAAGGTTAAGGTTGCGTTGGGCGATGATTTTACCTCGAACCTCACAATTTTTGTACTGATTACGACTGCTAACTACTGTTATTAAATATTCGTAACCAATCTGCTTAGAGTAATGTCTATCAATATCTTTTATTGTTTCAATAGGAACATTTGTAGTTGAGATTAAATCACCACTATGCCAATTTTCTTTTTTTGTATCTACAAAGATGTAACCTGATTGGTATGGTATTGCTTTTAAATTCATAACGATTCTTATTTATATGTAACCAATAGTTTGCTATTCAGTTTTTGAACTTCTGTTAAAGCTACATACTCAATTTCATTAATTCCATCTCTCTTTTCACCTTTTGTATTTTTTAACACTTCGATACAATATTGGTTGAATTTGTTTTGTTCATAATCACTAGGTTGGGTTCTTACATCAGTAATAATGCCTATCCATTTAAATTCATTAATATTTCCTTGACAACCATGTGTACTAAAACAAATGACTCAACAAACAACTTCTCCCCATCTTTCAACTTACCATCTACAATCATTTGTAATTGTTCTGGTGAGAAGTGTTCTGGTAGTGCTAGGATTTTAAATGCTCCTTTATGAAAATCTTTCGATCTCATAGTACTCTCTGTTGTTGGTACTTCATGGTCTTTAATAATCAAACCATTCCAGTAATACAAATCACCAACTTCTATCTTCTCTGTTTCTGAGATGATAATTGGTTTAACAAAAGATTTTGTACTATTATCAAATACAGACAATGTTTTTGAATGAGACTCAACCAATACCAACTTACCTTTTGTTATAATAACTTCTTCAACTCTTGTAGGTTGGTCACCTAACATAACACTTTTAGTTATTAAGTGTTTTTCTACATGTTCAACTTTAATTTGCATATGTGATAGTGTTTTAATTCTTAATCAGTTTTTACAGTTGGTAGTTAACAGGAGCATAGCTATCTACATAGCAATACGGCATTCCTCCCTGTATTATGTTCCGTATCTATAACATTTACATATTCACGATATGCACTACCAACCTTCTCAAAATCCACTTAATCTGACCACCAGATTGTACAACGACATAATATTGTAGTAAGTGTTGCTGCTTTGAAACAGCGATTAAAATAATCTTTAATACTTTTATCTTTTCAGTCTTTACAGTTGGTAGTAGGTATGCGAAGGACACCTAAGCGATCTTACACTACCAACGTAAAAACCTTTTTCAAAATCCACTTAAATTTCATTCTATTCTTCAATAGTAGTATATCTAAATGTTTGCTGATTAACAGCAGATTTTGATAATCTTTATTCAATATTTTTTAATGCAATTAAAGTCATTATATTAGATTCTATACTAGATTCTAATTTAAATTCTTTTAGTAGTACTAAAAACATATTAAATTTATGGTCATCACTAAACTTATCAATATATTGTTTGAATAGTTCAGGATTAAACTCTTTGAATTGTTTTTGATTTGGTTTAAATTCTGCAACAGCACCAGCTAAATGAGCTTGTTGTTCATACTCATGGTCTTTATTAAGTTTTTCATCTTGAGTTTCTTTTCTCCAAATCTCTTCAATTTCTCTACCTGTTAAAGATATAAATCTATTATCACTAAAACCACATCTTCTCATAATTTCAAAAGGTGCTTTTTGTTGTTTCCACCATTCAAGTGCTAATTCAGTAGTTGATTTTTCAGGAATCCAACTATGACCGCATTTCATACATTTAATACAATCAACAATATTTGCTTTGCCAACACGTGATAGTGTTGCACCTCTTGTTTTTGTTGTCTCCCCTCCAAAATCTTGCATTGCTACAAGATCATTTAATAATGCTTTAGATGGTTGACCTATACCACCACAAACTTTACATTGGTTTCTTTTGTTAGAAGTTTCATTTGTTTTCTTCATAGTTTTAGTTGTTTAAATTTATTCGTAGTCAGGACAGGATTCGAACCTGTATACTACGAGGATGACCCCGTTTTACATTCATTGTACGATGAACAACGTCTACCAATTGCGCCACCTGACTATTGTTTTATTCGTTAAAAGAACTTATAAGGTCTTCGTATGTTTTTTCTACTGGTAGGTTATTTCTCCTTAATATTTCATTTTCTATTGCCAAATTCCAAACTTTTCTCATTTCAGATTCAGTGTACTTTCTCACATTCTGTTTTTAAACTGTCCGTCTATGAAAGTAGTTTTAATGTTAATAACTCAATCTCTCCATAACACAACCTATATAATGCTATTAGCAAATGCCACAAAGCTGTAAGCGATAGGTATTAATATAATGCTACTTCATCGAGATTGAGTATGTTTTAAATGTTTGGTCTTTTTCCATTCTCTGTTATTACAAAGTATGTTCCTTTTGGGTAGTTTGGTAATGTTTCCATAACCATCTTTTTATGCCTACATATACGATATGGTAAATTAGTTGCTATTGTTGATACAACTCTTTTACCATAACATTCATATAGATCATGTTTTGTTGGTGTGATTGGAGTTTTCACGGTCTTGTAACTCTTATGTTTGTTGTATTCCAACGTTCATTGTTTTCGTCTGAGTATAACAATCTATTACAAGTCATGGATGTAAAAGTTGTATTCACTTTACACTCATAACATTGTACAATAGCTCCTGATGAATTGGGTCTATCAGGATTAATATTGCTCATTGTTGCCATGCTCAGGTAGTTTGAAACATCTGAATTGATTATTAACCCTTTAGACCATTTGTTGGTCTTGTACTCAACAATGGTGTTAGTGGTTTGCTTTAAAGCTGTTACTTCATCTGGCCCATTGATTATGGTAAAGCTGGCTTTAAAGTTGTTTGTTGGTAAGTTGATTACCCAATCACCTAATACATTTGTGTAGGTTTTGGGTTGTGTTGGTGCTACTTGTTCTTTTGAACACGCTGTTAGCACCAGTAATAGTGTCAGTATTTTGGTTTTCATATCAATTTGTCAGTATTTGTTGTATTGCTTGTGCGTATTGCAGCCCTATAAACCTGGCACCAAACTCTATTTTGTCACCATTTATTGTAAAAGGTGTTATAGAACTTGGTTCTAACAGATTACCTGTATGCTTGTCTCTGATCGAATAATCTATTAGTTTGGTATTAAAATCAATTGATTTCACAAACATATCAGAGTTTTGTAGTGGTATTTTGAATAGGTGAGTCATATTGTTTATTTCCTTTTCTCAAGCGTTCCTAATAAATAGGACAATGTACAGCTTATACCAATTAATCCATAGAATGTTGGATACAGTTCTTTTAGTACTACAGTTATTCCAACTATGATTACTAGTAAAATAAATCCTGTTAGTTTTGACATATTTTTGTGTATTTAATTGTGTTAAAATGGTTGAATATTGATTGAATTAAACTATTAACAATTGTGGATAAATTGTGGATAGCTTAATAGATTAAATTGTAAAGGTTTTTAGTATTTGCTAAGAAAGTTGGGAAAGTGTGACAGGATGTCCTGCCATCACTGTCAATCCACACAATTAACTGTCAACAACAATAATTTACTGTCAAATTGACAGACTATTCTGTAACAAACAATTAACCACAGACTATTAGTGTGAAACGTAATCAATTAACAATCAATCAATTACACACTCACAACTAACCAACAATCAGAGAAGGTTAAACTGATCGTGTAACAGTAAAAAAGGGGAATAATCCCCTAAATTACTTGAAATCATAGGAGCTGGCATCCTCAGTGGATACCAGTACTCCATAGATAAAACACATGATTAAGCGTGTTCAACAGTTGACTTCAAACCAACAACAGTAATGTCATACAACCCGTTGGTTGCCTCATCACTGAATGCAAGGTTGACATCACCAGCCTCAAGTGTTGCGTAGGCTGCATCAGCGTCTTCCTGAGATTCAAACTTCAAGAAGCCTGTTTTCTCAATCAAATTGCCAAGCACACCTTTGGTAGACTTAACAACACGGACACGGTACATACCGTCCTTAGATGATTGGATTGGAGCAAAGAACTTTTCCATAAAACTAAATATTTAGACGTTTTGCAGCACTTATAGGTAGCCACATTCACCAAACATAAGAGAAAGTTAATCTGATCGTGTGATCGAAAACAACCTGATCCCTAGTTGTCCGCAAGCGGTCAGGATTCAAGTTGTTTGGTGTTAAGCTAGATTCTTAACCAACACAGCCAACCAATAGCTTGTGGCCAAGGTCAGAACAGCATAAGCTGTAATCAATGCAAACCTTTTCATAACTTTAGACGTTTAAGTGGAAAATTGGAGAAAACCAGTGAGCAATTACCTGGCATTAAGCCCTTTTTCTCCAAGAATAAGAGAAAGTTAATCTGAACGGGTTGACGGGGGTACAAGACAAGTTAGAGATGGGTGGGGAGAGTTTGTTGATCGGGTACCCCCCTCAATTCACACACTCAACTTATTATAAACCAATTAGTTAACAGATGTTTACCTCATTAATAAGGGAAACAATTATCTATAATTACTCACCTAAGTTCCCTAGTCCCAGCCATTAAAGTACATAAAAAGTACTTAACCTATACACAGGGAATAAAGGGGTGGGGGACTTCTTTTAACCAAAAACACCAGGGGGACTTAAACTAATCGACCTTATTCCTCAATACATAAAATTATTCTCCCTGACAATCAAGTACTTAGAAAATATTTTAGCTATACCTATTGTTAAAATGCAATACAGCTATTAGCTTTGCAAAGCAGATTCAGTAAGAAACATTAAAGGTTTTTCATTTTGTTTTCTTTTAACCCCTCCACTGAATCTGCAAATTTCAAGTGAGGGGTTTTTTATTTATAGGTGTCTGTAAACGCAGATTCGGCCACTACATCATGAAACAATGGGTGCAATGGCCTAGAAGTCGGGTTAGTAAAGTAGCATGAGGTTTATCCTGGCATTGCGAAAATAGGTTGTCCCCGATAACACCGAAAAGGATTAACATAGATGCTTTGGACTTACAGCTATCTAAGGGGTATTTTAGTATGCAAGTAAATAGTAAGTGTGGAGGTTAAAGACCAACAAAGTAATATGTTAATTAAAAGAATAGAAAATTTATTGTGAAAACAATGAACTAGGGGAGAGTGTAGCCAATACAAAATGCAGCCAAAAACACACAAATTTCACAACTTCCAAGAAGGAGATACTGGCAAACCAATAGATAGAAAAGGTAAACACTTGAGATTCTTTGCTAAAGGTTATTGGAAAAGGATAGATAGAAAAAAGTTTTACAGAGCTTTATTTAAACAACTAGACAAAGAATGAACATAACAACAATAGAACTACCAATATACAACTTAGATATTGTATTCATTATCCAAGATAACTGGGAAAGCTGTATAAAAAAGTTTAAATTAGATCTTGACAGTAGTTATCTTGAAGCTCATGCAGTCACCACAGTACACAAAGAATACAAAGAAAAACATGAAATCTTTCTTCTTCTTAAGCCTAAGTACTTGGATTACAATACTTTATGTCATGAATTAATGCACCTAGTAATGTACATATGTGACCTTAAAGGTATCAGACCAGAACAAGATAATGACGAACCCTTAGCTTACTTACAAGGTTATTTAGCTGAAGAATTATTTAAATTTCGAGATAAATATTTGGAGGCTACTAAAAAATAGTTATATTTGTACAAAATATGAAACAACAAGCCCCCTTCCTCGCCAAATTTAAACCGCATCGTGCAAATCATGTGGAATGGGTATTTCGTTGTGAGTAGTATTAAAAATTAAACTTAAACAGCTTATTTACCCTTCCCACAAGAAGGGTTTTTTATTTTATGGGGTTCAAGCTAATCTAGTGAAAGCGGTAGACTGAAAATCTACAGAGTTAGGTGCGTAACCTAAGTTCCCCACACAAGATTTGAATTATAGATTCAAGTTTAGTATATTTGTAAATGGCTAGAAAAATATTATACCCACAAATAGAAAAAACTTGCCCCGTTTGTAACAAATCATTTAAAACAGGGCAAAATGCTCCAAAAGAGAAAACAACTTGCTCACACGCCTGTTCAAACACATTTTTTAGAACTGGTGAAAACCATCCTAACTGGAAAGAAGATGCTTACAGAAGTACTTGTTTTTATTATCATAAAAAAGAATGTATTATTTGTAAAGAAGACAAAATTGTTGAAGTACATCATTTAGATGAAAATAGATACAATAACAAACCTAGTAATCTTGTACCGCTTTGCCCAACACACCATCAGTATTGGCACAGTAAGTTTAAATCTGAAATAGAAACAAAGGTTTTAGAGTACATAAAAAACTTCACTTTGTCAACTTAGACTTAAATCAAAAATATATTTTAGGTTTTCCTTGACATCAAATCAATTTTATGTTTACTTTGTAGAAAATTAAACAACTAAACAAAATGAAAGTAAACGAACTAATTCAAAAGCTTCAGACGTTCGATCAAAACCTTGATGTTGTAGTTATGAACCTAGACCTTAACTCAAAGCATGGTGATAGTGAAGGTTCTTCTGAAGGTGTTTATCCAGAATTTGATGTAGAGGTCCTACAGTCAACCACAAACCAAGATTTCTTGAGTATTACTTGTAACTATACTGTAGCTGAACCTATAAATGAATAACCAACACATCAAAGACTACGCACTAAAAGCGTACAAAGAAGGGTCAAGTATAACAGACTTAGCTAAAGAAGCAAAGGAGTACTTTGATTATAGCTTAAGTGTGGAACAAATAAGGAAGATTATTTCAAGAGAGTTAAATAAACAAAATAAACTAAAGACTACTTGGACTAAAGTTGGAGAAAATCTAATTAGGGCTAAACTAGTAAACACTACTATTAAAGACAACTTTGTTACGCATAAAATCTTTGAAGTAGAATTACCAAAAACTAATTACACAACACCTGGAACCTATCTTCTCCTTGGTTGTGTTCATGTTCCTGGACATAACCATGCAATGTTAGAGGGTATCTTAAAACTTATTCCAGAAATTAAACCTCAAGGATTAATTTTAATGGGTGACTTTTTAGATCTTAATTCTTTGTCTGGGCACGATAGAGGTAGGTTTACAGCAATTAAAGGACTTACTTTAGACCAAGAATACAAAGACGGCAATATGGTATTAGATAGATTACTTGCCGAACTTCCAAAAGAAGCTGATAAAGTTTATTTATACGGAAACCACGAAGATCGTTGGAATCGTTACATGAGTGATATGCAAAACGCTAAAACTCCACTACCCTCACCAACAGAAGCTTTACATTTAAAAGAAAGAGGGTTTAGCGTATTTGAAAGATGGTCTTCAGATTACATTACACTAGGTAATCACTTGGAAGTATTACACGGTCAGTACTACAACACTCATTGCGCTAAACAACACATAGACAAATTCAGGGGTTCTGTAGCTTTTGTGCATACACATAGAATACAGATGTACGTAGAAGGCAAGACTGCTGGGTTCAACATAGGTTGGGGAGGAGATGTAAATCATCCATTCTTCAATTACGCAGAAAGAGGAACTAAAAATCAGTGGCAGAATGGTTTTGCTCTTTGCACCATAGACGAGAAAGGTGACTACTTTATGCAACAAATATTTTGTCACAACAATAAATTTTACTACAATGGAAAGGCTTACTAAGTTTACTGTAACTGTTTGTATTGCTGTAACTTTAGGGACAGTAACAGGTGCGTATGTAATAAACTTCTTAACCCCAGCTTTAATGCTTTGGTTACTTTATTTTGTAATAGCAAACAAACTAGTTAATGCTTATAAAGAAATAAAAGATAAAGAAAAAAGAGAATACTTTAAAAAAGAATTTGAAAAAATACTTTAACAAACCAAACATGGAAGAAAACATAAGTCTAGCATCATCTGAATTTAATCCAGAACTAGCAAAACAAGAAGCAAGAAAGTTTTCCAAAGATCCTAGGAAAGCTAAGATTCAAAGACTTAAACTTGAAATAAAAGCTGCACAGGACAATGTCGCATCTGCGCTGAGTAACCTAAACTTAGAAGAGGAGATGAAACTAACTCCAGAAGAGCAAGAAATTAAAAAGAAGTCTTTTAAAGAAATGCTGGAAGTTAACAAAGTAACTATAAAAAGTTTACAAGAAGAGTTAAAATTAACAAGAATGAATAAAAACTCTTCCCCATTCTTTGAATGGTTACCAACTTTAGCAAATAGAAGAATGAGGAGAGCTGCGCGTAAACTAAGAAAAGTGTGAGCACCGAAGCAATTTGTAAAATAGCTGAAGCAGCAATCAGAGAAGGTGTAAGAATTACATTAGAAACCCCACAAGTTTACACTACAAACAAGACTACTGGAGTGACTACACACAAAACACCTGACCTTATTGAAGACAAAATTCAAACATACTTGTACGAACTTCTTAACAATCTAACAAGAAATAGATGACATCAATTAATCAAACAGGGATTAAGTTACTTCCATTAATCAACATAGCTTTAACTGTGTACAATAAAGAAAACCAGTTAACACCTATGCAACACGTTATCCACAACCTACAGATGGGTATTTATTGGTTAAGAGAAGCAGCAAAAGACCTCAATGAATACACAAAAGATACAGTTACTGAGAACAAAGATGAAATGTACAACGAAGCTACATTAGCTATTCCAACATTGTTCAGTACAACTGATGAATTAAACTTTATTAAAAACAACTTAAAAGAACTTACAAAAGAACTTGACCAACTTACAGAAAGTTTATCAACAGTACCATCTATTCAGTACAAAATACAAAGAGGTACAGACAAAGTTTATGAAAGTATGTTCAACAACGAATTAGCAATTAGTTACTATAAACAAATTACAGATGCAAGAGCAGGAAAATAAAGAACTTGACGTACAGGAAATAGAGGTTGGCGAGATTCATGATGAATCAGATGATTCACTTTATTCTGAACAACTTTTAAGAAGTATTGTAATGTCTTACGAAGCTAACTTCAATAAGACAAACGATAAACATGAAATTAAATATTACCTCACTTTAACCACACAGAAAGTGCCAACTAAAGATGGTAACAAAGATGTAGCTTACTTAAGACTTGAGAAAGCAGTTAGAAGTAAACAAGCAATTATTGAAGATCCAAACATGCCAGCAGAGCTTAAAGTTCCTGAATGGAAAGCTTCCCTTGTTCACACAGAAGGCTACGTGTTTAAAGATCTTAAAGAACGAATCAATCCTAATGCCAGGTGGAAAGATTACTTATTCCAATCTTGCATAGCTAGATTGGTAGCGGCTGGATTAGAGTATGCTGAGTTACTTCAACGTTTAAAACAAACAAACATGGAAGAAACTAAACAAGAACCTAAATCAAACATTGAAATTGTAAAAGAAATGCCTAAGCCTTTAACCCCTGATGAACAGAAGTACGCAGCTTGGGTAAAAGAGGCTAGAGCTAAAGAAGGAATAAACTAACAAACAATAAAAACCAATTAAACTATGAAACAATTATTTCAGTATGTAGTAATTCTACATGAGTACGAAACCACAGAAAAGAATGGTAAAGTGTACAAAGATTCAAAGATTATTATTGAGCCTAAGTTGATCTTAGCTAGAAATGAGAAGGACGTTCTCTTTAAAGTAACTAGAGAGATCCCAGAAGAGTTTGCTAGTAACCCAGATGATGTACAAATTCTTGTAAAAAATTTTTAGACCTTCCAAGTAATGTAAGTATCACTAGGCCACAGTTATCCGTAAAAGGATTACCTGGCCCAAGCGGTAACTTTGGAAGTATTCTTACAACAACAGATAACTTACCAAGTTGGAACAATTTTGGTACAACTACAACAGCTTATACATTAACAACAGCAACTAACTCAATTAAATAAATATGAATTTTGGTCAAGCACTTGAAGCCTTAAAAGAAGGTAAATTAGTTCACCGATCAGGGTGGAATGGTAAAGGAATGTTTATTGTAAAACAAGTTCCTGCTGTAATAGGAACAGATATAATTCCTAAAATGCAGTCACTACCACAATCAGCTAAAGATGTAATGTTAGAAAGAAACCAAGCAGTTAGCTACACAAATCAAATGTTAATTATTAATGCTGAGGGTAGAGCTGATTCATGGGTTCCGTCTTCATCAGATTGTTTTGCTGAGGATTGGGAAATTAAAAATTAAAAATGAACCAACTTAAACTAACCCCTAAAACCCTGTCAGGCTTCGTAAGAAGCTTGTCAGGTGTTTTTATTACAACATCTAACCCACATGGACTAACAACTAAAGAGTTAAAGTTGGTTACACTACTTCTTTCTATTCTTCCTAATCAAGAAGAAATAACTAAAGAAGTAAAAATACAGTTGTGTAATTTAACAAACAATAAACTACAAGTAGTAGTTAATTACTTAAACAAGTTAAAAAAGAAGAATGTAATCGTTAATAATAGATTACATTCTATCTTTTATAAAAACCAAATAATAATTGAATGGAATCAGAATCAATAAAAAATCTTTAAACTAAAATAGATTAAGTGTATGTATAAAGAAATAGCTGAAAAATTAATAGGCACTATTAGTTTAGTTAATTGGGGAGATAAGTCTAAACC